CAAGCCAGTTCTGAATAATTAAAAAATAAAAACCCCCCACTAAAGTATATATTAGTGAGGGGAAGAGGTGTGTTACTTCTTTTTGTGTTCAATCACATTTGGTGTAGTGATTGGAACGATACGTGGTTTCTTTTCATCTGGAACCACTTTCTCCAGATTGATGTTCAGAAGACCGTTCTGGAACTCGGCTCCGTTGACAATCATGTCATCAGAAAGAGTCCAAGATTTGGAGAATGACCTTCTGGCAATTCCCCGATGAACATACTGAGTAGTGTCAGTATCTTTGTCTTCTTTTGAACGAACAGAAATGACTCCATCCGCCACTTCAACTTCAATGTCACGTTCAGAGAATCCTGCAAGAGCAATCTCAATAACGTAATTGTAGTCATCTACCTTACGAATATTGTAAGGTGGATATCCACTATCTTGTTGAGTTGTGGGGAAGTTCATCATGCGATTGAACATAGAGTCAAATCCAATGGAAAGACCCATAAAACGTTCTAAATCGCCTGCTGTGAAATTAGTGTGATGTGCTAATGTAACCATAATGCCTCCTTATTTAAGCGAGGTTATCAAAAAATCTCCCATCCTTAGCACAGGACTAGGAGAGGTAATACGAGGCCATCACTATGATGCACCTCAGTCTCGCCATCCATCACCATTACATAGGTGATGAAAGCGATGTCTTAAAACTGTAAAATACAGTTTCAGTAGTGAATCTTCTGCATAACTTCCTGCATCTTTCACTATCAACTTATATTTAGTTTTCATAATTATTTATACTCATTTCTTTCCAGTTGATCCAAAACCACCATCTCTATCAGTTTTTCTTTCTGGTGGTTCACTTATTTCTTCTAAGATACATATTTCATCTTTAAACAATTCACCCTGACAAATACGTTCATTGTGTTTCACGTATTGCGTTGTTCCGCTGATATTAGTTATCATCGCAAAAACAGGTTCCACGTAATCCGAATCAATTATGCCCGTATTGTTCGCTAGGGTCAAACCTTGTTTTAATGCAAGGCCCGATCTTGGATGTAGTCTCACTGAATATCCATTTGGAATATCAAAAATAAGTCCAGTAGGTATCAGAACTCTTTCGTTAGGATTGACTTGTACCCTTTCATTTTGTACCAATCTATTTCTTATTTCCAACTCTTCAGAATGGGTTATATAAACCGAAACTGCCGAGTTGTCTGGCAAAAAAGAGTACAAGTCAAAACATGCTGAACCTTTTGTAGCTCGTTTGGGGTCTTTTACACTTGAAAATAATTTATAAAATTGTAAATCACTCGTCATTCTCATCAGTATCCCTTTTGTTCCCAATATTATATTTTGGAGTTAATTCCCATTCATCCTTTTCTTTAAAGGACAGGATTTTTAACTGGCTCAATGGTACTGTAGGTTCTGATGATTTATCTGGTTCAACAAGAGAAATCAATTCCCATTCTGTGAGAAGATTGGCAATCGTATTTCGTCTCGCTTCATCATTTTCAGAAAAATTAGTTGTCTTGCCATCTAATGCAAACAACTCTTTAAAATGTACTATGTAATATTTCCCCTGCTTGTGCAGGATATGACATGATTGAAATAAGGTTTTTTCTTTGCGTGATGCAATCCCGATTCGTGTAAGGGTTTCTCTGACTTTGAGAAAATCATCGGGTTCTTTTAGTGTTACTTCAATCATTGCTTGAATGATATTTTCACTCATTTTGTCCTTTCAAACCACCTGTATCAATTTTTTGTTTAATAATATCCAGTTGCGAATCATTAAGTAAAGTAGAGTATTCTCTCGCTTTCGCATAACTGCACTTACAATATTCTTTGATTAATTCGAGAACTCCATTGTTTTCACGTTTCAACCATTTTCCATACCGTTTCTTCGGTCTGATTATATTTAGAAAAAAGTCGAATTGAAGCTTCGAATCTAGGTGATTCTGAACGTTCATTTCGTTTGCATAAAGGGTCGTATCGTGATTAAAACTCAATGCACGATTTATAATGAACTGTTTATACTCCTTTTCTAATTCGGGAGTTTCATCCATCAGATTTATCTTTCCATGATTAATCTGTTTTACAAAATCAAAAGGGCTCATGACATAAACTCTGATAAAGTTGATCTTACATTACTTTTATTTAATTCACTATGAAATTCTTCATGTTCTTTCATAGAATATTTAGAACCATCAAATCCTTCTAAATATTTTTCCACTTTATTCTTCATATCTTCATTTGGAATAAACAAACGAGTATGGCGAGAAGTTGGATCATCTTTCAATCCAAATTGCAAACACCATCTACGAATTGTTTCCCAAGAATTTCCACCTTGTGCATCCACCATAATCGGATGTGTTTGATACAAAAAATCTTTCTTATATTCCAACCCATTCAAAATAAAATATAACCATGGCTTACAAAATGAACCTTCTTTATTCATTTTAGTATGTTGCCAACTACTCATCATGGCTTTTACTAAATTATCCCGAAACGTATAATCATGTTTCGGTATGGAATAAGAAAAATCACTAGGCATATTTTGAATCATTCTTTGAAATTCGTCTTTTGTCTTAAAATAAAATGGATAATTATCACCAAGAACTTCTCTCATCATAGGAGAATCATATACCAGAGTTGGTGTACCCACCTGTATCGGATCTTGTACCGACAAATTCCATGTTGCATATCCTTTAATCCATGCAACCGATGCATACGAACCACGAAGAAAATCAGAATATAATTCCATAGAACCAAGTCGTGATGTGGGAATTCCTTCGTATGCATATTTAAATCTGCCAGGTTCAAATACAGATTCTTCTTGATTTTCTTCTAATTCTTCTAATCCAGATGTCTCAACTGGAGAATATCCAGATAATGGTTTTTTAACTTTTTCATCAGTAACCAAAACTTGGTATTCTTCAGGCAATCCTTCCATCAGTTTATGGAGTTGTCTTGCACCAGTTGTTTCATTCCATCTATGATTAAATGCAATAATTTTCTTTCCCTCTGGTGGGCTCCAATATTCACCATTCGTTTGAGGAAGTGGTTTCGCTTTCAATGGCATCTTTGCAATTTTATCCATCAGAATTTTTTCATCTGGAACAAGAACATGGGGTTTCTTTTCTCCAAAATTCGACATAAGATATTTTAAACTCATATCAGAATGGAAAAAGATTTTACTGCACCTATCAATAGCCTCAAATTGTCTGAAAAATGTAGGAGGAAATGCTGGTGCAGGGCTTGATGCATTACAATCAACCCAATGAAAAAAACACATAGAATCTGTATTGTTCATTCCATAACGAAGTGATAACAAATTCCAAAGAACATTAGTAAGAATTTCTGGTTGATGACAAAATACAAAATCAATATCAATTGAAGAAGTATGTAATGTAATGAATTCGCCAGGACGAAATTCAACTCTTCCATCTTTATCCTTTTTCGTTACTTTTCGACTTTCTTGAGTACCAGAAAAAATTCTACAAAATCTTTTACCATCAAAATTAGCACGATTCTGCATTACCGATTGTGGATAAGGAAACGGAATTATCGTCACATTGTCCATCGAATATATTTTGTCTGATGAAGAGAGCGTGTTCCTTTCTGGAATCATGATATAGTGATGACACATTGGCAAAAAATTCACCGTATCCATCATTACTTTCCAGTTAGAACAACGCTCTACTTCATACTTACTTCCTTTCCATCGAACAGGAGAAACAACATGTAAAATGCGTTTACCAAAAATTGAAATCTTACCATATTTTTGAAATATTTCACTCATACAAACTCACATTCTGCCATTAATTCAACTAAACAAGCAACAAGGTTCACTTCTTGGTCTGCAACAAAGGCCGACTAATATTGATAATCTGCAATAATTAATACTGCTGGAGGTATAGAAGATCTTTCCAATACCTCATATAATTTGTCATAAATTTTACGATAAACTGATAATGGATCATTGTCCACATTTGAAGAAACCCATTGGCGCATTTTTTGAAAATCCTTTTCTCGTAATGCAGAAATTAATAAATCCAAATTCAATTCACCAATATTCGCAAGAATACCAGAATCAATATCTCCTGAAGTTGAATATCTTTGAAGTTCGTTAATAACTCTGCGAAAATCTGGAAAATGTTTATTGATTAGTTCTACAATTACTTTTTTATCGTGTGTAATACTTTCTGTTGCCAACATTGACACACATCGTTCCATAAACAGGGCTGCAATATGTGGTTTCTCTTCCTTACCCAATCCAAAATCCACAACTGCACATCGTGAATGAATCGGATCTATAATTCGATTTTTGTAATTACAAGTGAAGATAAACGAACAATTTTCTGCAAACTTTTCAATGAAGTTTCTCATGGCTGGTTGAACAGAATCGGGATTCATATAATCCGCTTCATCTATAATCACAACCTTTCTACCACCCCCAAAAGAAATAGTAGAACAAAATTGAGTCAACTTGGTTCGCAGGGTATCGATCATTCTACCCTCATCTGAACCATTGATGATTATGTAATCGGAATTTGTTTGTTCACAAAGTGCTCGTGCTGCAGTTGTCTTACCAACTCCTGACGGCCCTGTAAACATGAGATTGGGAATCTTTTCATCTTTTACAAGATCTGATAAAGTTCCCTTAATTGTTTCGGAAAGTATACATTCATCGATGGTCTTAGGTCTATATCCCTCAACCCATAATAAAGATTCGGTCATAATAATTACTCCTCAAAAGTAGAATTTTGTTCAAGTGCTATCCAATACTGAAGTGAATCACCCTCTCGTTTGAAATGTGAAATACGTTTAGATGAAAGAGAAACATTATATGCCCCTTCTGCGATAGTTGAGAAATTTTCAGTTTTGAAAATCATATGAAATGTTTTATCAGTTAAACCAACTTTAGTTGAAAAGTTATCCGATGATACATTACCTGTATCTGACACGAGCAATTTTATTTCAGATCCATCACCTTCTACAACAATTTCTGGAAGACCCAAAGTGTTCGCTGCATTAATTGTTTTTCTGAATAGTTCTTGTGTCAGTTGAAATTCAACTTCTGGTTCTGGAAAAGTTATATCTTTCTCAGGTGGTGTTTGAAACATGGAACTACTTCCACAATAACGATACGTTGCCTCATGTTTATCATCGGTAACACTAACTCCATTGTCAGTAAAATCTAACTCTGGATTATTAAATAAATCCAAAGTTCCCAAAAATCGATTCAATTCATATATTGGAAATGTTCTTGGAAACTCTTCTTCTATCTCAACCGAGGCTAGAATTGTATTTAAGGGAGAAACCGTTTTAAGTACGTTCCCCTCACGAAATTCTATACTCTGATTGATGTTTGCATAATTTTTCAAAAGATTGGTTGTTCTTTCACTTACTTTCATTTTATTCTCCATTTCAGTTTTAGTTAATAGTATAATTATAACAAATTCTTAACACATTGTCAAGTTATTTCTTTTTTCTTTTTGTTGTTTTCTTTCTTCGTTTTTTGTGTCCACTTATTTTTGCAGTATCCATTCCATGAGCTGCAAATTCAAGATTCGCTAAACTCGCCATCGAACCAGCAAAAACATAAGAACCCATATGTCCAATTTTCATCCAAGGGCAAAGATAAATGTTATATCCAATCCTACGAACAAACTGACAAAAGAAATAATCCTCAGAAAGATATCGATCACTTCCTCCTGCAATATCACCCAAATAGGCCTTTGAATCAATCACAGTATCAAAATATGCATGAATATTCCTATCACCCTTAAAGTGTTCTGAACGATTATGATCTGGTGTATAACTAAATTGGGGATATGCTTCACGAAAATCATCAAACACTTGCTTTTTAATCATCATAAAGCCTGTACCAATTTCTAAAACATCAACTGGGTCTGCAACTTGAATTTTGTGTGTATTTTCTACTGGATTAAAAACATAATCACCAGTATATTCTGCTAAAATTTCGGGGTCTTCATCTGCAAGGCCCGAATCAACTGCATTACGAACTTTCTCCCATGCAATACATTTTTTCGGATAAGGGCCACCAATGATATCTTTGTCCAATGCAGCCAAAGTCAAAACATCATTCGGATCAAAATGAATATCCGCATCAATAAACATGAGATGAGTATAATGACTTCTCATAAATTCATCAACCAAATAATTTCTCGCTCGGGGAATCAAGGATTCGTTAAAAAGATAAAAATATTTTAAGTCCATTTGATATTGTGTACAAAGTGTAGCAAGATCAGATGCGGCTTTAGCGTACATTCCACTACACATTCCACCGTACATTGGCGTACAAACCATAATCTTTTTTTCTCGTAACTCTTCAACTGGTATTTTTACTTCCATAATTAGTACATCTCAATAAATTTGGTTAATTGTTCTTTGTTAAGATTTGGTAACTTTACATGTTCAAAATATGTTTTTATTTTGGAATAATTTTCTAGAATATCATTTTCTTTTCCACCATAACGAATTTTCTTTGGAATGATGGTAGGATTTTCTGTATTGTCTGTGATGTATCCCAATCTAATCCACGGCTCCAACATCCAGAACCATGCACTTTCACAAGTAATATTATTACATACTTCTTTTATACTATCTAAAATTCTTAGTACATCATAATATTCATAATGATCGATTGACAAAAAATCACAACAGATCCATATTTC